CCCCCACCCCCCTTCAGTTTCCCAATCCCGAACCCCCACCCCCCTCCAGAAAAAACACCCCCGGCATGCAAATGCGCTACACTGCGCCATCACCGTTCACGGTTGCATATGTACACCCCTGTTATTGACACCGACATTCCGTTGGCTGACTTCCCGCCTACCTTCGCTGATCTCAATGCGAGGGTCACTGCCGCGTTCAACTCCCTGACGGAGCTCGGGTACGACGTTGAAGTCTCCGATCAAGACATCCAGACCGCCAGAGACATCGCGCAAAACGGGAAAAAGCCCACGGAGGTGCTGCTCTCCTCACCCGGGACGGTGGTGCATCTCAAGGCAATCCTGTCCGAGTACGACAAGGCGGTGGTTGAGTCTGCTACGCAGATACGAAACTTCGTTACGAACAAGCTGCTGCTCGAAACAGAGTCCCCTGACCCCCGCATCCGCATCAAAGCGCTCGAATTGCTGGGCAAAATCAGCGACGTGGGCCTGTTCACGGACAAAACCGAGATCACTATGCGTCACCGGCCCACCGAGGAGCTGGAGCAACTGCTGCGTGAGCGCCTGACCAAGGTGATCGACGCCGAAACGTACGTGCTGCCACCCGAGCAAGACCCGGCACAGCCCCTGAACATCAGCACCGCTGATCTCGCCTGATGCAGCTCACCCGCCAAGACATGGAAACGCTGGTGCGTAGCCTCTCGCCGGCGGAAATGGCCGACATGCTGGCCATGATGGACGAGTTGGACACGAGAAAGCGGGTGGAAGCCGCTCAGCAGGACTTTTTGGCCTTCATTGCACTGATCGACCGCTCCTACAAGTTCGGCGTGCACCTAAAACGGCTCGGACGACTGCTGATGGACGTCGAATTGGGCCAAAAAGACCGGGTTGCGGTCAGTATGGCGCCTCGGTTCGGCAAATCACAGTCGATTTCCATCTACTACCCGGCGTGGTACCTAGGCAGAAACCCCGACCACAAGGTGATTGTGGCCTCCCACACGGCTGATCTTGCCGTGACCATGGCGCGTAAGGTGCGAAACCTGATGCAGACTGCCGAATACCAAGCCATCTTCCCCGGGGTGCGTATTGCCGGTGATGCTAAGGCCGCAGGCAAGTGGAGTACTAACCAAGGTGGCGAGTTCTACGCTATCGGCGTTGGTGGTGCACTAGCTGGTCGAGGCGGCCATCTGATCATCGTAGACGATCCGATTTCTGAGCAGGCTATCAAGGCCGGCGACATGGGCTCGCTGGATACCGTCTACGAGTGGTATCGCGCAGGTCTACGCACTCGACTAATGCCGGGAGGCAAGATCGTCGTGCTGCATACTCGATGGCACATGAGGGACCTGATTGGGCGTCTCGTGAAGGACTCTGCGCTCGCCCCAGATGCCGATCAGTACGAGGTGTTTGAGTTCCCGGCCATCCTGAACGAAGGCACCCCGGAGCAGAAATCGCTCTGGCCTGAGCAGTGGTCTCTGGAGTCTCTGCTACGCACCAAGGCGTCCATGGCCCTGTGGCAGTGGAATGCGCAGTACCAGCAGAACCCGACGGCTGCAGAGTCGGCCATCATCAAGCGGGACTGGATCAAGTGGTGGCCGCACGAGAGCCCGCCGCCGGTGGAGTTCATCATCCAGAGCTGGGACACGGCGCTGACCACCAAAGAACGCTCGGACTGGTCTGTGTGCCAGACGTGGGGTGTGTGGGAGGACGAGTCCAACGGGTCGAGCAACCTGATCCTGCTGAACTGCGCCAAGGGTAAGTGGGAGTTTCCTGACCTGAAGGTGGAGGCCCACGACCAGTACGCCGAGTGGCAGCCCGACAGCGTGATCATCGAGGCCAAAGCCAGCGGCCAGCCCCTGATCGACGAGATGCGTCGCTCCGGCATATTCGTGCAGGACTTCAGCCCGGGCAAAGGCAACGACAAGATCGCTAGGCTTAACGCCGTGGCAGATATGTTCGCGTCAGGGCACGTATGGTTCCCGGAGACACCATGGGCGCAGTCAGTAGTCGAAGAGCTCTTGGCGTTTCCCGCTGGAGAGCACGATGATCAAGTTGACGCGTTAACATTAGCGCTACGTCGTGCGCGCACCGGCGGACTGTTGCGGTTGAGCTCCGACTACGAAGAAGAGTTTGACCTCTCCACCCGCAGTCGGAAGGGGGCCTACACCGTATGATGCAGTTCGTACCGCACACGACCGCAGTCCCACACGCGGAAGATATGGTTCTCAGCGCACAGCTGAGCTTCCGTCTTGGATGCGTCATACTTGGCACCGAGCAGCACCTCCAGCTTGGCCTTCTGCACTGTCGACTTATGCAAGCGCCGGTCCTGCCCCGCCTTCAATATTTTGTAGTCCGCCCCGTAGCGCTCGGCTTCGGTGAACCCCATGCCGATGTACAGCCCGCCGCTGAACTGCGCGAGATCACAGTAGGTGACGAGTTTGCGCCAGCCTTCTCCAAGCTCCTTCCAAGCGGCCAGCAGGCGGCTACCACCACCAGCCACCCGGACTTTCGCGGCGTATCGCACCAATTCCCAGATCGTGGGGTCCGTGTTGCCTCGGATGCTGCGGGCTACAGAGAAACCCATGCAGGCCAGCAGCTCCTCCCCCTGCCACAACCCGATGTAGTCAGCGCTGGTCCAGCCCTGCAGGTGGTAGGACTCCAAGAATGCCTTGGCCGTTTCCACCGGGACGCTGCGAACCTTGCAGCTGCGCGCGCCGACCTTGGGGAGTTTGCCGAGCTTGGCGCGCACCATGTGCTCCACCGCGTTGCGGCGCAGGGCCCAGTCGTCAGACCAGATGTGAATCAGCTCACCGCCGGCGGCGCGGACCGCGTCCGACTTATCTTTGTGCCTGTTTTTGTCCGGCGACCGAGCCTCCGAGTGCCAGTAGAGCCCGTTGTACTCGAACCCGACGTTTTGCTCGGGGCACCAGATGTCCAGCTCTACCGGGGGGATGACTTTGCGGGTCCGCACAGGCTCGATGCCGAGACTGCGGACAAACGCTCGGACCTCCTCTTCACCAGCAGAGTAGTGCCCGGCGCAGCTGGGGCATCCGAAACGCTTGGCGTCATTGAACCGCTGTGGGTAGGTGTGGCCTTTGGGACACGTGACCGAGATGAACTCCTTGTTGTTGACATACTCCGAGAGGTCGAATCCGAACCCGGGGCGCAAGGCTTTAAGCTCCTCAGCCCGAACTTCCACAGGCACTCTGTAGGCGTCCGCGGCAATTTGTTTGACGCACTTTGGACAGTTTCGCCCTGCCCAGTGCAGCGACGCGGACTGCTGGAACTCCCCGTGTACCGGGCAGCCGATGGCCACTTTACCCATTGCGCCGGCATAGACCGCCTTGGAGTAGTCGTAGCGCGAACCGTGCGCTGTGTGGAACCGCTGCAGCATTTCTTCCTGCGTGAGCTTTTTGGTACCCCCACAGCGCGGGCAACCCCTGCCCCTGCGGTGCAGCTTCGGCTGCTGCCAGAACGCGCCGTGCTCCGGGCAGGTGATCTCCAGCTCCGTGATGTTGTTGACCAGCACTGCGTTGGCGTAGGCGTATTTCCCCGCGTGCAGTGCGGTGCACTCCGCCACAAACGATTCGTAGGTGAGCCGCGTATTGCCAGAGCAAGTAGGGCACCCGGCTCCCGAATGCACGTGGTCCGCAGGCGTTTGCTCGAAAGTTCCGTGGTCCGGGCATACAATCGTGATAGGAGTGCGGTTTGATTTGTAGTCCACTTTCGAGTAGTCATAGCGATCCCCGTGCTGGGCCCGGGCGGCGGCGACAAACTCAGGGGTGCTCAGTTTTTTTGGCATGTAAATCTCCGTTGTTGATGCGGGGATAGTTTATCACAAGGAATTGGCTATGCCTATCGAAAAGAGTTTGTACGCGGCCCCAGAGGGCATCATGATCGCTGCTGAGGGCGAAGGCCCCGTCGAGATTGAGATCGACGAAGAAGGTATCGAGGTCGAGTTTGGTGAGGACGAGTCCGAGGATGCCGACAAGTTCGACCAGAACCTTGCGGAGCTCATGGACGAGCGCGACTTGAACGCGCTGGCCTCTGACTTGCTGGCTGAGTTTGAGAAGGACAACAGCGACCGCAAAGAGTGGGCCCAGACGTATGTCGAGGGTCTGAAGCTGCTGGGTCTGAAGTACGAGGATCGCACCGAGCCGTGGCCGGGCGCCTGTGGGGTGTTCCACCCCATGCTGACCGAAGCAGTGGTCCGATTCCAGAGCGAGGCCATCACGGAGACGTTCCCAGCCGCCGGCCCGGTCAAGTCTCAGATCATCGGCAAGGAAACGCCTCAGAAGACGGACGCGGCCAACCGTGTGCGTGAGGACATGAACTTCCAGCTCACCGAGGTGATGCAGGAATACCGCCCCGAGCATGAGAAGCTGCTGTGGAACTTGCCGCTGGCCGGCAGTGCGTTCAAGAAGGTGTACTTCGATCCGAGCAAAGGCCGACAGGTCTCGGTGTTCATCCCCGCGGAAGACATCGTGGTGCCGTTTGGCGCCTCCAGCATCGAGTCCGCGGAGCGTGCGACCCACGTCATGCGCAAGACCAAGAATGAGCTGGTCAAGCTACAGGTAGCCGGGTTCTACCGCGACGTGGACTTGGGCGAGCCCGCCAGTGTGCTGGATGACATCGAGCGACAGAAGGCCGAAGGCCAAGGCATGTCCGCCACCAGCGACGACCGTTTCCGCGTGTTGGAGATGCACGTCGAGCTGGACCTGAAGGGGTATGAGGACGAGGACGGTATCGCGCTGCCCTACGTGGTGACGATCGAGAAGAGCACCGGCGAGGTACTGGCCATCCGCCGCAACTGGTACGAAGACGACGACCTGCGCATGAAGCGCCAGCACTTCGTGCACTACCAGTATGTGCCCGGGTTCGGGTTTTACGGCTACGGGCTGATTCACCTGATCGGCGGGTACGCCAAGTCCGCAACGATGTTGATCCGCCAGCTGGTGGACGCTGGCACGCTCTCGAATCTGCCGGGCGGCTTGAAGTCCCGAGGACTCCGTATCAAGGGCGACGACACCCCGATCTCTCCGGGCGAGTTCCGAGATGTCGACGTGGCCTCTGGCACCCTGCGCGACAACATCCTGCCACTGCCGTACAAAGAGCCCAGCCAAGTGCTGTACGCGCTGTTCCAGAACATCGTGGCAGAAGGCAAGGCGTTCGCGTCCGCCGGCGACCTCAATGTGAGCGACATGTCGGCCCAAGCCCCTGTGGGCACCACGCTGGCGCTGCTGGAGCGCATGCTCAAGATCATGTCGGCGGTTCAGGCTCGGTTGCACCACGCGATGCGCCAAGAGTTCCGACTGCTCAAGGGCATCATCGCGGACTACGCGCCCGAGGACTACAGCTACGAGCCAGAAGAAGGCGACCGTGTCGCTCGTCGCAGCGACTACTCCATGGTTGAGGTGATCCCGGTCAGCGACCCGAACGCGGCCACGATGGCGCAGAAGATCGTGCAGTACCAAGCGGTGCTGCAGCTGGCCCAAGGCGCTCCGCAGATTTACAACCTCCCCCTGCTCCACCGCCAGATGATCGAGGTGCTGGGCGTGAAGAACGCCAACAAACTGGTGCCCGTGGAGGACGACCAGAAACCCACCGACCCGGTGCAGGAGAACATGAACTTGCTCACGGGCAAGCCGGTCAAGGCGTTCATCGAGCAGGACCACGCAGCCCATATTGCAGTGCACCAAGCTGCGATGAAAGACCCGAAGATTGCGCAGCTGATCGGCCAGAACCCGATGGCGCAGCAGATTCAGGCCGCGGCCATGGCCCACATGAACGAGCACATCGCCTTCGAGTACCGCAAGCAGATCGAGACGCAACTCGGCCTGCCAATGCCAAGCGAAGACGAGAACGCCGAGATGGCGCCCGAAGTGGCGGCCAAAGTTGCCCAGATGGCAGCGCAAGCGGCTGAGCGGCTACTCCAGAAGAACCAGTCCGAGGCCCAGCAGCAGCAGGCCCAGCAGCAGATGCAAGACCCGGTGCTCCAGATGCAGATGAAAGAGATGCAGCTCAAGGAGAAAGAGGTCGAGATCAAGGAGAAGAAGCTGCAGGCGGACTCCGCGGCCAAGGCAGACCAGCTGGACATCGAGCGCGAGCGCATCGCCTCACAAGAACGCATGGCGGGCCTGAGCACCGGCGCGAAGATTCGCTCCGACCGGGCGAAGCTGGCATCCCAAGAACAGATCGAGGGCACCCGCATCGGCGCCCAGATCGGGCAGTCGCTGCGTAACCAGACGAAGGGCAAGTGATGGCTGCAACACCACTTCAACACATCGTGCGCGAGATCACTGAGATCAAGCGCTCGTACGAACAGGCCGTGCTGGAAGGCAAGGCCGAAGATTTTGCCGATTACCGGCACCTCGCAGGCGTTATCCGGGGTCTAACGCAGGCTGAGTACATCGTGAAAGACCTCGTGCAAAAACTGGAGCAAAGTGATGAATGACGTTAACCCGGCCTTGGCCGTGGACCTGTCAAAGCTGATGACTGCATCGGCACAAGAGAAGGCCAAGCAGCTGCCGGAGCCCGCTACATACCACCTGTTGTGTATGGTCCCGAAGGCTGAGGAGACCTTTGACAGCGGCCTGATCAAGGCCGACAAGACCGCGGAGTACGAGGAGCTGCTGACCACCGTGCTGTTCGTGGCCAAAGTGGGCCCCGACGCGTTCAAGGACGAGAAGCGGTTCCCCTCTGGCCCATCGTGTAAAGCTGGCGACTTCATCATCGTCCGGCCTAACTCCGGTACTCGCCTCAAAATTCACGGTACTGAATGGCGCATCATCAACGATGATAGCGTCGAAGCTACCGTGGAAGACCCCCGCGGCATCCAACGCCCAAGCTAACAGGAGACAACCATGACTACATTCAAAGGCGAAGGCTACAAGTTCCCTGATGAGCAGGAAGCAGCCACGGACGACTTCGAGTTCGAGGTTGTTGACGACACTCCAGAGGCGGACCGCGGGCGCGAGCCGATGCAGGAGCCTCCAGAAGAGGTGACGGAAGACGAATTGGCGTCTTACGATGAGAAAGTACAGAAGCGCATCAAGAAGTTCTCCAAGGGCTACCACGACGAGCGTCGTGCCAAAGAGCAAGCTACGCGCGAGCGGGAGGCCGCGGAGCAGCTGACCCGCCAGATGATGGACGAGAACCGCCGACTGCAGGAGCAGCTGGCCTCGGGCAGCAAAGAGTACATCGCGCAGGCCCAAGTGGTCGCCGAGAGCGAGATGGCCGCCGCCAAACGTGCGTATCGTGAGGCGTACGAAGAAGGTGATGCAGACAAGATGGTCGCTGCACAAGAAGCTATCGCTAAAGCGACGCTGAAAAGTGACCGTGCGTCTACTATGAAGCCTTTACAAGTTGTCGAAAAAGAGGTACAACCTGCACAACAACCCCGAGTAGATGGCAAAGTTGCTGAATGGCAAGCCAAAAACGAGTGGTTTGGTAGGAACCGATCAATGACAGCTTTCGCCCTCGGGCTGCACTCAGAGCTAGTCGAAGACAAAGGGTTTGACCCCACGTCCGATCGGTACTACAAAGAGATTGATCGTGTCATGCGATCCAAATTCCCCGAGCAATTCGGGAGCCAAGAAGAACCGGCAGAGGACGAAACCCCCCGCCGTGCGAAGCCCGCTACCGTAGTTGCCCCGGCAACGCGTAGCACCCCGCCTAACCGCATTCGGTTGACGGCATCGGAAGTAGCCATTGCAAACCGCCTTGGTGTTCCGCTGGAACTGTATGCGAAGAAGGTTGCTGAACTGAAGAATGGAGCCCAAAATGGCTGAAGCCCGAACCCCCCGCGAACTCGAAACCCGTGAACGTACTGCGCGACCCACCGCATGGCGCCCGCCAGAGACCCTTCCTATGCCGGACCCCCGTCCGGGCTGGGTACACAGGTACATCCGAATCAGCACCTTGGGCGAAGCCGATCCAAGCAACATCTCTTCCAAGCTGCGCGAAGGATATGAGCCCTGCCGAGCAGCGGACTATCCCGAGCTCATGCTCCCGGCCATGACGGACGACCGCTTCAAAGGCGGTATCGAAGTCGGTGGTCTGTTGCTCTGCCGCATCCCCGAAGAGTTCGTCAAACAGCGTGAGGCGTACTACAACGGGTTGAACAAGTCCCAAGTGGACTCGGTCGACAACAACTTCCTTCGGGAAAACGACCCGCGTATGCCGCTCTTTAGTGAGAAGCGATCGCAGGTTACCTTTGGCAATGGTTCTTAATACTTTTTGGAGTAACACATGGCTTCTGTAGCTTCCCCCTACGGGCTCAAGCCGGTCAATCTGATCGGTGGTCAGCCTTACGCTGGCGCCTTCCGCGAAATCAAGCTGTCGACCAACAACACGGCTGCTATCTTCGCTGGCGACGTCATTCAACTCACCTCGGCTGGTAACCCGCAAGCCCTGACCGCAACCATCACCACTGGCACCACTGCTGGCGTGATCGGCGTGTGCGTTGGCGTGCGATACGTGAACCCGGCCACCAAGCAGTCCAACTGGGGCCAGTACCTGCCCGCCAACGCCATCACCGGTGGCTACAGCGACGTGTACGTCCGTGTTGTGGATGACCCAGATGCGATCTTCCAAGTCCAAGGTTCGGCTGCTTTCGGCACCCTGACCAACGGCGCGGCTGGCGCAGTGGGCAAAAACGCAGCTCTGGGCAACTTCAGCGCAGGCCTCACCGCTACCGGCAACTCGGGCGTGAACTTGGTCGTGGGCGCTAATGGCGGCTCGCTGGCCAACACGGCCACGTTGGCTGTCCGCATCATCGACGTCGTCGCTGAAACCGCAGGTGACACCTACCCTGAGCTTCTCGTGAAGTTCAACTCCGGTGCTCATTCGTACAACTTCGCCACTGGCGTCTAAGGAGTAATTCATGGCTGTTATTTCACGTTCGCAACTCCTGAAGGAGCTCCTCCCCGGCCTGAACGCCCTGTTCGGTCTGGAATACGCACGCTACGGCGAGCAGCACAAGGAAATCTACGAGATCGAAACCTCGCAGAAGTCCTTTGAAGAAGAGACGAAACTCTCTGGCTTCGGCGCTGCTCCGGTCAAGACCGAAGGCGCCGCCATGCGCTACGACGACGCGCAAGAAGCGTGGACTGCACGATATACGCATGAGACTATCGGCATGGGCTTTAGTCTAACTCAAGAAGCTATCGAAGACAACCTCTACGACTCGCTTTCCGCCCGTTATACTAAGGCTCTGGCCCGCGCAATGGCATACACCAAGCAGGTGAAAGCCGCCGCCACGCTGAACAACGGCTTTAACGCCAGTTTCACCGGCGGCGACGGCAAGAGCTTGTTTGCTACGGACCACCCCCTGACGGGCGGCGGCACCAACAGCAACCGTCCAACGGCTGGTGTTGACCTGAACGAGACCTCGCTGGAAGCTGCGATCATCCAGATCGCTGCATGGAAAGATGAGCGCGGCCTCCTGATCGCTGCCAAGCCGGTCAAGATGGTGATCCCACCTGCCCTGCAGTTCATCGCAGAACGTCTGATGAAGACCCAGCTGCGCGTCGGCACTTCGGACAACGACATCAACGCTGTCGTGAGCATGGGCGCCATCCCCGGCGGCTATACGGTAAATAATTTCTTGACTGATACCAACGCTTGGTTCATCAAGACTGACGTACCCAACGGTCTGAAGATGTTTGTCCGTTCGCCAATGACTACGGGTATGGATAACGACTTTGACACCGGAAACGCGCGCTACAAAGCAAGAGAGCGGTATTCTATGGGGTACAGCGATAGTTTGGGTATGTGGGGTTCGCCCGGCGCATAATAGTACTCAAGTACTCCTAAAAAGGCCCTTCGGGGCCTTTTTTCATTTAGGGGTTGCGCGACTTCCACACCGCGTGTACATTCAAGGCTCCTTAGCTTTCTATTGGAGATTTCCTTGAGCAATCTATTCGTCTACAAAATTCGGAACCTCGTGAACCAGAAGTTCTACGTCGGCAGCAGTCAGAACAAGCGCGAGCGGTTTCGCAACCATCGCCGGCTGCTCCGGCTGGGTACCCACCACTGCAAGCACCTGCAAGCCGCATGGAACAAGTACACCGAGGAGTGCTTCGTGTTCGAGGTGGTGGAAGAAGTGCCCGAGGACGGCGATCTGTGGGCTGCAGAAGACCGCTGGCTCGATGAGCATTTTGGCAAACCCTACTGCTACAACGCGGGGCGGTCGGCGGATGCCCCTATGCGTGGGCGTGTCGGGGCGCTACACCCCCAGTTTGGAACCTCGCTACGGGAAGACACTAAGCAGGCTATCGCGACGTCCCTGCGGGAGTTTTACGCGGCTAACCCCGACGCACGCCCAATGCTGGGCAAAACCCACACGGACGAGTCCAAGGAGCGGAATCGGCAGGCGAAGCTGGCTAACCCCACTCGGGCTTGGCTCGGCAAGGAGCGCAGCGAAGAGACCAAGGCCAAGATCAGCGCCGCTCAGAAGGGCGTCCCGAAGGCTCCGGGGCGGACCGTTTCCGAAGCGGGTAGAGCCAAGATTCGCGCGAACATTGAGGCGGGGCGCAGCCACATGCATTGGGTGGGGCGTACGCACTCGGACGAGTCCAAAGCCAAGATGGGGGTGGCAATAGTGGCCCAGCTGCCTGACGGTACCCAGAAGGAGTTCGCTACGCTGTCTGCCCTGAGCGAAGATACGGGCGTGCACCTCCCAACGATCGTTCGAGCTTGTAAGTTTGGCAAGCCTATCTCGACGGGGGCGTTATCGGGGTGGATTCTGGCGTACAGAGGTCGAGAGACTACGGCAGTCGTTATCCCCCCGGAGTACGCACACCTGCCACGCACGCGCCAGCTGGCCAAAGAGCAAGGTGCTGCGCTGTATTTCACGGGGGTCCCATGCAGCAGTGGGCATTTGGCCCCTCGCAAGGCCCAAGGTGTCTGCGTAGAGTGCGCCAAGGTATCCGGGGCCAAGTCCAACGAAGTCCGTAAGGCCAAGCCTAAGTCGGAAGCAGCCAAAGAAGCCGGGCGTAGATACTACGAAAAGAAGAAACTTGCGGCGCTTACGGCTGCATGACATAATGCGCCAACCCGGACCACACTTAGCGCTGCAGACCGACCGGGCGGACCTTATGCAGACAGTAGCGCGCAACGCATATGAGGCTTCAAATGGGTCAATCTCTCTTCAGCGGTCCTATCAAGGCCGGCACTGTCAAGCAGAACGAAGGCATCAACGTCGGTAACGTGGTTCTCTCCCAGTCCTACGACTCGGGTGACTTGACCGGCGACACGACCGGGAACTACGACGTCTTGCTGGGCACCCTGCCTGCTGGCGCTCAGATCACGGACATCGCGGTTGATCAGGTGGTTGCAGCGACTGCGGGCACCACGACGATCTCCGTGGGTACGGCTTCGGGCGGCGCTCAGCTCATGGCTGGTGTGGCTACTACGGCTGGTGGTCGCTTCCGCGGTACGGCTACGGCTGCTACGCAGCTGGCTTGGCAGGTCGGCACTGCTGATCAGGCCGTGTATGTGCGCAACGTGGTGGGTACCGCTACGCTGACCGCAGGCCGCTTCATCGTCACCGTGACCTACGTGCAGAAATGAAGAACGCCAAGTTCACTCCAGCGGAGCCCGTAGCGGCTCCGGCCAAGAAGACCCCCAAGCCCAAGGAGTAAGTCATGGTTGCACCAGCATACCGCACTGCGGATGCGACGGTTTCGGCGTATGACGCTGCGGCTGTCACCCTGAGCGACTCGACTGAGCTGGCCCCCACCCGGGCTTTGTACATCGGTGGCGCGGGGGACCTGAAGGTGACGATGGCGTACGGCACGGAGGTGACGTTCTCGGGCTTGTCCGCCGGGTCTATCCTGCCTATCCAAGTCACCAAGTGCTTCGCCACGGGGTCCACCGCGACCCTGGTGCTCGCCCTCTACTAAGGCCCTCCGGGGCCTTTTTGTCATGACTGACCTGTGTGGCATTTACCTCATTCGCAACACCGTGAACGGCAAGGTGTACGTGGGGCAGTCTTCGCACATCGACCGTCGCTGGCGGGAGCACAAGAAAGCTATGCGCCTCGGGTACAAGTCGTACCTGCATGACGCCATGCGGAAGCATGGGGTGGACGCCTTTGAGCACGTAGTGTTGGA